TTTTTATTCTGGTGTTTAGATTACCCAGCTGGTGTCCAATAAGAGAACGCCAGTTCAACAGTGAACTCTTCGATAGCATCTGTACTATCATAACTCAACTCAATCGCACCAACGTTCACGGGGAACGCATCTTTGATTTGGTAAGTTTTGAGAGCTCCGCCACTTCTGTCCAGCTGTGTAACGATTCCAGATCTCATGTATGAAGATGGACTCGCATTACCAGTACCAGCGACATGATCGTTGATAGTATTCTGCCAAGAAACAAAGTTGTCTCTGATGGCAAAATCAGTGTCATTGATCACTGTAATTGTCCAGTTTTCGAATGTTCGATCTCCGGCAATCTTCAATTGACGACCACGGAATGGTACGTCAATTTGACCAACAATGGCAGCGGGAAGATTTGCACCTTTGCACAAAAATTCCAATCCACCCACTCCGAAACCTGTTACTCTGAACAGGTTCGGGCGAGCTCCGCCACCAGTTAAGGCTCCTTTGAAGTCGTCTATGCTTAAACTCATTTTTTAATCTCCTTTGTTAAATTATCCAAATTGTCCGATTACTTCTTCAAATTCAACTCCAGTACGAGTAGCAATGAAGTTAAGCGTGATGAAATTGATCGAACGATTAGGTTTGATGTAAATGTCTCCAACGAATCTGTTGGAATCGATTACTTCGCCTGTATTGTTCGTTTCATCACAGATAACTCTGAAGTCTGTGATACCACGTCTGCTTTGAACATCTCTCAAGTATGGTTCTACTTCAGAAACGAATCTTGCTCTTGTGAACTCATCGTTGAACTCGAACAGTTTGTATTTCGCATAAACCGAAATTGCCTTTTCGAGGGTGATGAACAGTCTGCGAACATTGATTCTATCAAAGGCAGATGGTTTCGCCAGAGCGGTTTTGTCTCCGAAGAGTACAATACCTTCGCCGGGGAACTGAACAATTGGATTGATTCTCGATTTGTACAGTTCGTCTCTTTGGTTCTGTTTGGGGTTGAATCCAAGTTTCATTACACCAAGGAGTTGTCCACGATTGTATCCAGCAGGAGACCACCAAGGATCTCTTTCTGCATCTGTGTTTGCACACAATCCTGCGATGTGACCACAAGCAGGTGTCCAGATGAATTGATCGTTGTATTTGTCATAGACATATACAGGAGTCGAATCAAACACCAAGTAACTGGAGGATGCAATCTTATTGAATTTACGGATTACAGAATCCATTTTGAAATCCGAATTGCCCAATGTGACAATGTTCACATCCGGAGAAACGAATCCAAGACAGTCTTTTCTATTTTCACAAACTTGAAGAAGTTTATTTGCAATGTTGACATCCTCGTCCACGTCATTTTGTGCGAACAGGAAGTTCACATCAACGTTTTCTGGATCGTCGAAGAGATCAAGTGCATCATAAACTGCATCAGCTGTGTTTGTTCCATCAGAACCATTGGTCAGACTCGCACTGTAAATGGAACCAACACCAGTATATGCAATACTGATTTCCAGATCTGCGGTGTCTTTAATGGAAACGTCTGCATTTGAGATGATATCATTGAGGTTGTCTGCAACGATGTAGTTTGAAGAACGATTGATCACAGTTTTATAGTAACTGGTCTCTCCATTTTCCTTTTTAGCATCGGTAGCAACCGAAAGATTTTCGTATCTTTCGAGAATAGTTCCAGGCGTTCCAGAGAACTTACCATCTTCGTCGATAACCAAAACGTGGATTTCGTCATTCTCCACACCATACTGGGCTGCATAATCAGATGTGCCAGGCTGTGTGATGAACGTTCCTTCGAAATCAACAGTATCGATTGGAGCGAGGATATAACCAGCTGGAACGATGTCGGTTTCGGTCAGACTCGAAGCATCGAAAGAAGTGCTTCCGGCACTGTCCGTATAAAGAACTGCGGTAACTTCTCCGGCTGTTCCGGTTACTGCGACATCTCCAAGATACAACTTGGTATTTTGCAACGCATAGGCGAAATCTCCGTTAGCACGAATATCTCTGAATTGAATTTCCAGACCATCGACCAACACTCCCAAAACGGAAGCGGTTGCTTCTTCGTCGTTAAGAGTCAATGTTACTTCACCATAAGCATCAACTGTGATGTCTTCAATGCTGAAACGTGTTTGAATTCCAGCGGGTTGCAACAT